CTCTTATTGATATGGACAATATTAAACCCAACCATGTTATTACTGTTAGTGATGGCCAGCATCCAATACTTTTACGACATTGTATTGGAAATAAGATTACTAAAGAGACATTAATTATTATGGACTATCATTTAGGATTTATGAAACATTGGAAAGAACAAATTACTGATAAGATTGTATGGCCAGATTTTTTGAAAAAAATAAACAAATTTAAACCTTTTTTAAGGTTTAATCAAACTGAAACTAAAATGATATTAAAGGAGAAGTTATTATGAAAACAGTAGGTGATACATTTCCTATGTACAAGTTACAAGCTTGTATGGGAGATAATTCATTAGATGAAGTCTTTACAGAGAATGATGAGGCAGACAAATGGTCAGTTTATTATTTTTATCCTAAAGACTTTACATTTATTTGTCCAACAGAGATAAGAGAAATGGATAAACTTCTAGATGAAGGACTAAATGTAATGGGTATAAGTGGTGATAATGAATTTTGCAAAAAGGCATGGAAAGAAGATAATACTTTAATTAGTAATATAAGACACCCATTGGCTGCAGATTCAGGATTACATTTAGCAAATGAATTGGGTGTTTCTAATCATGAAGGATTATGTTTAAGAGCAACATTCATATGTGATGAAAACAACACTATTCAACATGTATCTGTAAATGCTTTAGATACAGGTCGAAATATTAGTGAAATAATTAATACAGTAAATGCTTTAAAAGCAGGTGGGTTGACAGCATGTAATTGGCAACCTGGTGATAACTTAATAGGAGAATAATATGAGTTGGTTTAATACACAAGAAGGTGCTAGAAACGGAAGTCCTTATGTAGAGGCAGTTGTTCTAGTTTTAATAATAGGAGTTATATATTCATTAGTAGGTGCAATTTAATGAGTAATGATTTTTTAAAGTTAAGAAAATATAGTAATGAAGAAAGATGGCAATTACTTGCTGACTGTATTCGTAGTGGTCAAGTAGAATCAAGAGAATTACATGAAGAATTTGAAAAAGACCCGGAGTTTAAAGAGTGGTACAAGAAAAAATATCTAATGGATTAGATTGGTACATAAAATGGTTTGCAAGTATCGTATTGATATTTGGTGCCATAACTACATCTAGTAATATGTACCCATATAATATGTACTTTCAATTTGTAGGTATTACAGGTTGGTTGATAGTAGGTATTTTGTGGAAAGATTGGTCATTAATAGTTGTTAATGTGGTAGGTTCATTAATCATGTTAGCAGGTATAATCAATTATCATTTTTTTACAGATTGGTACTTAATAATTTATGAACGATATCAGGAGGCAAGATTGATATGGAACTAGACAGAGACGGAGACGGTTTTTTAAAAAACACAAATGATTGGTCAGAAGAAGTTATGATTCAAATGGCCGAAGAAGATGGTTTTTTAATTACTGATGAAATCAAAACTTACATAGACAAGGCAAGAGAAATGTTTAACGAAACAGGCACAGTTCCTGCTGTTCGTAATTTTGCAAAAGAATTTGGTATGGACAGAAAGGCGAGTAAACTTTATGAAGTGTTTGAATCAGGACCAATGAAGAAGATTGCCAAGTATGGTGGCTTACCGAAACCGACAGGTTGTGTATAGTGAAATATATCATAATCTTTTCACTATTAATATTAACATCATGTGCAAGTAGAGTACATTTAGGACCTGATGTTATAATTGGTAGTAATGAGATAGATATACCTAAACCGGAGATAGAATGAAACAAACAATAGAAATAATTATTGCAATAGTATTAATACCAACATTTGTAGTAGGACTTATGATATTTTCTACTAATGAATTTTCTTTTTTATCTGGATTTTTATCATGAATATAACTTCAGATTTATTAAATAACATATCATGGGAAGACGGTATAATTTATATTATACTTGGTCTTTTAGTGTATGCAGCTAAAAAATATATTGACAAGAAATTAAAATGAGTGATTTTCAATTAATATGTTTTGGTATTGCATTAGCACTTTTAGTTTATTGGAGTATAGGTGGTTTTGAGTAGAGTATTCTGTATAGGCAATGGTGAAAGCCGAAAAGGTTTTGATTTAGAACAATTGAAACAACACGGCAAGATATATGGATGTAATGCCATATACAGAGACTTTACGCCAGATGTTTTAATTTCAGTAGACCAAGGAATTATGCATGAAATATATCATTCAGGTTATTGTCATGAAAACGAATCATGGTTCAGAGATTGGACAAAAGTACCTGCTATGCATTATGAAATGATGGTCTATGCTGGTCTAACTAAGCTAGAGGTAGATGAATTAAAAAAAACATATGATAGTCATATGGAAAATGAAAGAATTAATCAACAAGAATTTGTTATGCATGGTGCAAACTTATCAGGCATAGCAAACATAATTAAAAAAAATAAATCAAAAGGTACCAAGGTGGTAAAAGAACATGTAAATCATTCTCACCTTTATGTGAGTTGGATATCTGATGAGGATAAATCACATTCTATCATCGACATTTTTGATGATAATGTCGACAGAGGTTGGGCTGCTGGACCTACATCAGGTTATATTGCTTGTAAAAAAGAAAAACCATGTGAAGTTTTTTTGATAGGTCATGATTTAAGAAGTAATAATAATACAGTAAATAATTTATTCAAGGGTACAAAACACTATGTAACCGAATCACATAAACCCACACCTTATCAAAATTGGGTGATACAATGGGACAGATTATTTAAAGAATTTCCAGACATACATTTCTACAAAGTTAATAAAAAAGGTGAACTTGGTAATGATAATGTGAGTTGTAGAATTAATGACTGGAATGACAACAAAAATCTATTTTACATAGACTACCAAACCATGCTTGACAAGTGCAATTAAATGGTATATAATGGTTTTAAATGTATAAATAGTGCTGTAGTGAATGCTACAATATAATAATACAATAATACAAATACTTAATACGGAGAAAAACTATGGATTTTGAATCATTAAAATCTTCATCTAGTGGCTTTGATAAACTAACAAAGGCATTAGAACAAAACCTCAATCCTGAGGACCAAGCAAACAAAAACAAATATCAAGATGATAGATTGTGGAAACCAGAACTTGATAAAACAGGCAATGGTTATGCAGTACTAAGATTCTTACCAGCTTCAGAAGGCGAAGATATGCCATGGGTCAGAGTATGGTCTCATGCATTTCAAGGACCAGGTGGTTGGTACATTGAAAACAGTCTAACAACATTAGGTCAAAAAGACCCTGTATCAGAAGAAAACACAAGATTGTGGAACACAGGTTTAGATTCTGATAAAGAGATAGCTAGAAAAAGAAAAAGAAAACTTTCTTACTATTCTAATGTCTTGGTTGTATCAGACCCAAAACATCCAGAAAATGAAGGCAAAGTAATGCTATTCAAATTTGGTAAAAAGATATTTGATAAAATTACAGAATGTATGCAACCTGCTTTTGAAGATGAAGTAGCAATTAATCCTTTCGACTTTTGGAAAGGTGCAAACTTCAAACTTAAAATAAGAAAGGTTGATGGTTTTTGGAACTATGATAAATCTGAATTTGATTCAGTAAGTCAAGTTGCAGAATCAGATGATGACATTAAGGCAATTTGGTCTAAACAACACAAATTGCAACCGTTTTTGGCACCAGACGCTTTTAAATCTTATGATGAACTCACAGAGAAACTGAATAGGGTTATTAGTGGTAGTGCTAAAGCAGCTGAAACTGTTGAACAAACCGACCTCCCACAGGCAACAGAATCAGCACCAGTACCTACACAAAGTGCTACTCCTATGGCTAGCGATACCAATGAAGATGATTCATTGGACTATTTTAGTAAATTAGCTCAAGAGTAGAATCTCTCTCTCACTTTAAGGAACGGACCCAGCGAGAAATCGCTGGGTTTTCTGTATAAATAGTATCATGGCAAATATATTTTCTAAAATATCAGACAAGACAGGTGGTGTAAAGAAGTCATCTAATTGGTATAGAAACGCAGTAGCAAGTCTGGCTGATACTATTACAGCTAGAAAACTGATGAACCAAGGTAGAGTAAATCAAAGACCTTCTGGTGGAAGACTAAATCTGTTTTTCTATGACCCTAAGACAAAGAATAAATTGCCATACTATGATACTTTTCCTTTAGTATTGCCTTTAGAAGCAATAAAAGGTGGGTTTATGGGTATTAATTTTCATTACCTATCACCCATGATTAGATTTAGATTATTAAATCAATTACAAAGGTTTGCTACTAATAGTAAATTTGATAGTACAACAAGATTAGATGTTAGTTATCAAAGAGTATCTGGATTAGAAAGAGTTAAACCAACAATAAAGAAATATTTGTATTCACATGTTCGCTCTGGTTTTTTAAGAATTGACGCTCAAGATTCACCGACTGCCGTATACCTTCCAGTCCAGCAGTTTAAGAAAAGAAGTGCGAGTTATGTATACGGACAAAGTAGAGGTATATAGATGGCAATACTGAGAGGAGGCACAAGAATATTTGGTAGAGATGTAAGAATCGGTCTATCAAGAGATACATCATTAGATAGTGTAGAAACAGACCCAAGACTTCATCAAAGACAAGGTACAAATAAAGAATCTACATTAGGTAGATTTCAATCTATGGTCAACGAGGCAGAAGGTTTTGCTCGTAAGTCTAAATTCTATATGACATTTAATTTACCAAAAGGTATAAATGGCATTACAGATTTTAATAATCCTGTACTAGACAGTTTAAATCCATCACAAAGAGATGTGCAGTTTGCAGATGAGATTGCAAGTGAAAATGTAGGATTTTCATCATCAGCACAATTAAGGTCAGTAGAACAGGCCAATCAAAAAAGAGTCCATGCATTTTGTAAATCAATACAAATGCCAAACAGACAAATGAAAATGGTAGAGTTTGCACCATATGGTCCAAAAAGAAATTTTGTACAGGGTATTGAAAGCGCAGAATTTACTGCTAGTTTTTATTGTGATAAATTCATGAGAGAAAGAACTTATTTTGAACTATGGCAACAAAGTGCATTTAGTAATAATTCTTTCAATGTAAACTACTATGATGATTATGTATCACCGATGGAAATATTTCAATTAGGTAGTTTTGAAAGTGCTCAAGAACGAGATGAAGTAACTTATGCAGTCAGTCTAATAGATTGTTATCCTTCTACTGTAGGTGCAGTATCATATTCACATGAAACAAGCGACTTACAAGAATTTGAAGTTACTTTTAAATTTAGATATTGGGTAAATTACTTTATAGACAAGGCAGGTCAAATAGATGTAGGTTCTCCAGACTTCAAAGTACCAACAGTAAAAAGTGGTGGGCCACTTGGTGGATTATTAAATTACTTGCCAACTCCATTAAGAAGAGCTGGACGAGATGTTATATCTGATTTGAAACGAAGAATACCGATAGGAGACATTACAGGTGGTAGAGTATTCCCACCATTTAGTCTAGGTGGTGGATTTATACCACCAAGAAACATATAAATAGATTATAGTTATATAATAGGAGTATAGTATGGCATTACCAAAAGTGGCTAGTCCACGATATGAATTGACATTACCATCTGAAGATAAGGTTATACAATATAGACCTTTTCTAGTAAAAGAAGAAAAACTTTTATTGATGGCAATGGAAGAAGATAAGAATACTGGTATAGTAAAAGCAGTTACCGATATATGTGAATCATGTACATTTGGTAATTGGGATGTTACAAAAGCACCAATGTTTGATATTGAGTATGTATTTCTCAATATTAGGGCTAAGTCAGTAGGTGAAGTACAAAAAATAAAAGTGCTTTGTCCTGATGATAAAAAGACATATGCTGATGTTGAAGTAGACTTGAGCGAGGTTAATGTTCAAGTAGATGATTCTCATACCAATAGAATCATATTTGATGAAAGCAGACAACTTGGTGTAGTTTTTAAATATCCTACTATTGACCTTATGAAAAATGATGTTGATACAAATAATGTAGACAGTATCATGAAAATGGTTATACATTGTGTTGACCATATATTTGAGGGAGAAAAAATATACCCAGCGAAAGACGCTACAGAAAAAGAGATGTTAGAATTTTTTGAAGAATTAGAACAGACAGCTTTTGCTAAGGTACAGGCATTTTTTACCACCATGCCTAGATTAAGACATGAGGTTAAGGTAAAAAACCCTGAAACAGATGTTGAATCTGAGGTTGTATTACAAGGAATAAATGATTTTTTCGCATAAGCCTTGCCCATAATAGTCTAGAGGCTTACTTTGAAACTAATTTTGCACTTATGCAACATCATAAATATAGTATAACAGAGATTGAAAATATGATACCTTGGGAAAGAGATGTTTATGTATCTTTACTAAAGAATTATATTAAAGAAGAAAACGAAAAATACGAGAGAGAGAAAAATAGGAGAAGATAATTATGATACCAATGGAACTTATTAGTATGGGTGCCTCAACTGTACTTGGTGGAATATTATCCATCATGGCACAAAAAGGTAAAGATGAGGC